TAAAGGATGCTGCCACTCATTATGACTGGTTGGTATTCAATTCAGAATCGGAGTGTAATGACTCTTGTAAAATAAGAAAAGAGATTAAAACAAAAGGTGAGAGTTTTTCATCCTATCTTCAGATGGGTGTGGACTTCCGTATTGAGGATATTAACGAGGTAGAGTTCCAAAAGTTCTATAACCCTTTTTCAACTACTGACGAGGTCTCATCCGAAGATAATGAGAGAGAGTTAGTAAGATACTACTACGCAGTAGAAACGGGTTTAGGTGGTATTCTAATAAGGGACTCAAGAGAAATCTGTAGGGACTTTGTATTTGCCGGTTTAGTATATAGAAATGAAGACCTTGAAACTATGTCTACTCAACTTACATCCCTTGATGGAGCAAGAAGATTGATTCCAAGAGCACAGGGTTATTCTGTAGATTTGAAACTTTGGAAGGCTGGTAAACAATGCCGACACATATTCCGTAAACTGATATTCACAGTGCCAGAGGGAATGACCAAAGAGGAATTCGCATCTACATTACCAAGCAGTTCATCGGCAGCATTTGGTATGGCATCAGCTAATAGATTACAAGATGGTTTACCTGGTAGAATATCCAACAGAGAAGGATACTTACAAGGTATCCCTGGTTTCTCAAAAATGTCATCACAGGAAAACCCAATAGGATTTATTGAAGGACTTTTGGTTTATCCTACATTCCGTTCAATGATGAAGAACGAACCTCAATCATCAGGTTGGTCATTTATTCAATTGGGTGAGATGAGTGGATACATCGCAGGAGTTGCTGACAAGGACTATTTCTACACAGAAGGTGTAGAGATACTTGAGTCATCGTTAATTGAGGAGAAGTTCTATAATGACTATCCTGACGGGGCTAAGGAGGCTGCCAACACAGGTATCCAAAGAAATGAAGCCATTGATAACAAATGTGCTACTCAAGTTGGAAAACAAAGAGCACAACAAATCAGTAAAGGTGAAAATATATCATTGGAAACAATCAAGAGAACTTACTCATATCTCTCAAGGGCTGAAGACGAATTTGTAAAAGCACAGAATGATAAGGATTACAGTTCATGTGCGTATATCTCATATATGTTATGGGGTGGTATTCCAATGTTAAAATGGTCAGCAAAGAAATTAGATGAGGTTGAATACGACTTCATTGGAAACACTGGTTGTATCGGTACTCTTATCACCGATGGTATTGGTGAGTTAGAAGCAATCAAAAGATGCTCAACCAACAGAAGGTCACATATCAAATATGACCCAACAGATAATAACGAGTATTCTTCACTTGAAGAAGATACTGATATGATAGATGGTATCATTGAATTGATTAACGGTGTTGAAGATATTGAAGAAAGAAAGAATGTTGCGTATATCGCAATTGAAACCCTTACAGAAGAAGGGGCATATTTTGACCTGAAGGACTTCTTAAGAAGATTAGGTTTAGAGGGTGAAATGGAATTCAAACAATAATCATTCAAAGACCATCTCAAATATGAGATTACATCTGTGGTTATGGAGCCAGACAGATATATAGTAAGAAAAGACCCTACCACTAACGAGATATACTATGTGGTGTTTACAAAAGATACTGTGAAGTTAATGAGTCAGAAGTTTTTCAAACAGAATAGACATAAGTCATTCAATGTGGAACATTCTGACTTAACATTAGATGGAGGGACAGTTTACGAATCGTGGTTAGTTGCCGACCCAAAGAATGATAAAGCATCTGCGTTAGGTTTCAATGTCAATCCTGGTACTTGGATGGTGTCTCTAAAATGGGACAACAAACAAGAGTTTGAGGAGCATGTTTTGTCTAAAGGTACAACAGGTATTTCACTTGAGGGAAGTTTCCTTTCAAGAGAATTTCAGAAATCAAAAGAACAATATTCAGTTATTGGTGAGATGGACGGAGAACCCATCTACTCAACGGAAGAAGAGGCTTTAACAAGAGCATCTGAAATCGGATGTAGTGGGACACATAAACACGAAGATGGTTGGATGGCGTGTTCATCACACACAATTCTTCAAGATGTTAATAACTCTTTGTATAAAGACCAATACGATATATTTATAGAGGAAGTAAAAGACATCATAAACATAAATAATAAATAACTTCAAAAATGACAAAACAAGAAGTATTCGCGGCTATTAAAAACTTGGTTGCTCCAACTAATAAAGTTGAGGTAAAGTTTGAGAGAATCGCTTTGGAAGGTGGAGAAGTTTTTATAACCAATCAAACTGAAGATACAATCACAGTCGGTGACGCTATATACATTGAAACAGAATCTGGATTTGAACTTGCTCCTGTAGGATTACACACCCTTGAGGACGGAAGAGAAATCAATTTAGATGACAACAGTGTTGTAGTTGAAATCCGTGAGGTTGAAGACGAAGTGGTTACCGAAGATGTAGTAGTAGAAAAACCTTTAGACGAGGTTGTTGTTACGGCATCTGAAGAATCAGCAAAGATTGGCGAATTAAAAACCGCAATCCACGATTTGTTAATGGCATTTGAATCACATTCAAATGATATTGACAAGAGATTTAAGTCATTGGAGGCTGACTATAACGCCTTCAAACAAGAAGCGGAGTATACTCCAATAAAGAAGGATAATTCCTTCAAATCAACTTTCTCTAAACTTGATTCTCGCATTGAGATGATGAAGGGAATGAGAAAATAAATTAATAATAAAATTAAAAATACAATGGAAAAACATTCATTTTCATTTGTTAACAATATGACTGATTTCGTTACGTCTAACGAAACAGAATTGTTGACAAAGTTAGTAATTGGCACAAGTGTTGCTGATTATGTATCAATTTTCCCTAATATCAAATACAGTGAATTAGTTCCTATCTTTGATACAGGAGCAATTGACTCTTTAGTGTCTACGGGACACTGTTCTACTACTTTTGGTGATATCACCATGTCTGAAAAGGCATTAACTGTTTGTGATTACAACATCCAAAAAGGATATTGTCCTGAATCGTTGGCAAAAACTCTTATGGGTCTTCGGATGCAGGCGGGTTTTTACAACGAAACATTAGGTGGTGGTGCTGAAGAAGCATTCATCAACGATATGATTGCTAAGGCTGCCGTTTTCAACGAGAGAAAATGGTTCCAGGCTGACGCAAGTGATTGTGCTCTTGGTATCAACGCTCAATTAGACGCAGCATCTGCGACTACTGTAAATGTTACCTATACGGCAATGACACCTTCAAACGCAATTGCGGTTGGACAAGATTACGCATTAGCGTTACCTGAGTCATTGAAATATGTACCAACAGTATTGTTCTTAAATCGTTCAGATTTCCAAGCATTCACATTGGCACTATTAAACGCAAATTACTACAACCCACAATATGACCCGAGCGGTGCTATCATCTCTCCAATGGCTTTGGCTTTACCGGCTACGATGGTGACTATCGTGTCGTCTGAGGTTGGAAGTGGAAGAGGAGTATTATCTTACGGTCAAAACTTGGCATTAGGAACTGATGTATTAACTGATTCAGCACAGGCTGCTACATGGTGGAGCGCTGATAACCAACAATACAGAATTTCTATCAAGTGGCGTATGGGAAGCACCGTTTTCTTTCCTGAACTTTGTGTAAGAATATCGTAATAAGTGATTAAAAATCACAACAAAAATAAACTAAAATAATAGAAGAATATAACAATGGGAAACTGTGTAATAGACCAAGGTTTGACTCTTGAAAATTGTGTTAATAATATTCCGGGAATTTCGGATTTATGGGTATTATCAACCAGCGCAAACACCATTTCAGTAAGTGGTTTAACTTACGATGGAGCAACTGAAGAGTTGACATCGTTTGATGCTAACAATACTGGAATTTTCAAGAAGATTGACCTTGTCAGAAATTCAAACGCTGTATTATCGGAAGAAGTAAATGTAAATGCTCAGTCATTATCATTCACATTCGTTCCAACTTTACAGTTCCAAATACCATCTTGGACTCAAGCACATACGCTTTTGTATCAAGAGTTGGTAAAATCTACGGAAACTTATTTCGTAGTAAAACTAAAATCAGGTACTTACTTTATGGTATCACCTTCAGGAATGTATATCTCAGCAGCAACAGTTGCTTCAGGTTCACAACCAGGTGATGACACATTATATGATATTACTACAACAGGTAACGAGGTTCGTTCAATTCCACAGATGACTGTGGCAACTGACTTGTCCACTTACTTTGCTGGTACTAACATCTCTGTAGACAGAGAGTAATAAAAACCAATAACACGGGGGAGGGCTAATACCCTTCCCCTTTTTAGCCAAAAATAGAAACATCCAATGGGAGAAATTATTAAACCTTATGTAAGACCTGAAGACGAGGTAAGAAGATTACACTTATACTATCCGAGATTCTATAAGAAACCAGGAGGAGGGACACCACCCTCAAATTATGACCCCGACGCTCAAGCATTTTTTAACGCAGTACAAGGTGGAGGTGATACTTTAACCACAACTGAAAAGGATGCCACTAATCAACTTGTATTA